TCCCTTCATCTGCTTTGATGCGGAAACATCCACACCAACGGATAAACCAGATACAAGGTTTTCCTGAGCTAGTACAAGCGCATCCTGTCCCCGGGTGCTGCTTGAAATTTTGAACGATGCGTAAACGCCATCGGTACTATCTTTTACAGAATTGGCCAACATGCGCCCAACGGGTTGGGTACTTTGATGCTGCATTAATAATTTGACCTTAGTTGCATCTGCAATTGCAATCGATCCGCGTTCAAATACAACAGGCCCGGCAGATGTGTAACCGACTTCATTGTATGGTGCAATCTTTCCAGAAATAATGCGGCGTTCTCCATCGGCCGCCTCGATTGAATTACTAAACGTTAGTTGCAACATTTACTGTATCTCCTGATCCATTTGGCGTTAGCTGTTCCATCTCTTGTGCTTGCGATACATCGATCAAACCAAGGTTTAACATCTTTTCGATTGCATCTAAACGCGCCATAGTGTCTGCGCGTAAGAAAGTTTCATCGATAGCAAAGCGCACTACGTTGCCGTGTGCAGTTAAGTCATCCATGCTTAAACGGTTTTCGATTGCGCTAATAAATGGCTGTAATGAGTACGCTACGAATTCTTTACGGCCGTCTAATATATTTTGATATGTCATGCTGTTATTCATATCTGCAGAAATGTAATACGCAGGCACGTTCATTAATCTGCTAATTTCGGTACTAAGGTACTGGCTGCTTTCGTTATAGGTCATGTCCTTAGGTGAAAAACCAATATTTTGCGCTTCTAAAGTGCTAGTTAAATATGCTGTGCTGCGATTCTGTCGCGCTGATTTCCAAGCAGCTAGTAAACCTTGTACTTGTGCCTCAGGTAAATCTGCACCAGTATTTTTTAAGATAGTAGTAGCCATTGGCGTAGCAGCTGCAACAGCTGCAGCCTTTTGAATATCTAACGCAGCTTGAATAGTACGGCCACCAGTTTGTAATACTCCAGGCAGTAATGATTGGAAAGTTACAAGCGAACCGATACCACCCATAGGTACGCGAACGCCATTAACTGAGTAATACTCGACTTCATCGCCATACTGATTTGTAGTTACAGTAACGCGTGTATTTGGTACAAATTCAAAACCTGAAGGCCTGAGGTCATCGCTATAAACGGATGTCACTTTTAGATAGGCCACGCCATAGAAAAGTAACGCATCGACCAGGTAGGCAAGGGTCACGCTAAGTGGTTGGCGAATATCCATTTGATCTAGCCATACCGGGGACTCTAATTTTTTGCCTGTAGATTTTTTGTATAAACCTAATTCAATACTTGAAATAACGCCTGCAATTAAATTGCGGCAACGGCTAACGCTAGGTACTTGTAAAGCTAGGCTGCGATCGATCGCAACGCCATAACCGTAATTAGATAGGCCGCTGTTATAGCTGTACATGCCAGCACCGTAAGTGCTATCCATAATGGCAGGGGCATATTGCGCAGTAACTTCTGCCTTACCCTTAAACCCTAGCGTTTCCAGTAATCCCATAAGGGCGATTTTCTCAAATTGTCAAGCATATTACCGATTGTGTTCGGCGTGTCGTTAGGCGTATATCTTGGCTTCCTGTACGGGCTGGGCGAGTATATGAATAACCATCGCTAGACCAATAGCAATATCTACAGGGCCAGCAGATTTACGGCGCACGATACGCCAGGCTGAGTCATTGATCTTGGCTGCGCTGTTATTCATGTGCTGGACTAGCAATTCTTGGCCGCTATGGGCTAAACGGCCGTTACTTAGGGCATCGTGTAGATCACTACAAGCTGTATAGAACTCAGCACCCGATACATCGCGAACTGCAACGCCTGATAGTTCTAGCCGCTTGGCGATGCTGGCTGTTGTGTATTTGTCAAAGCAAACTGTGCGCGGAAAATACATATCGCACCAGCCTTTAATACTGGCGGCGATCTTTAGCTCATCTACGGCTACCTGGTTGTTATAGGTTTCCAATACGGCAACACCTACGCGGCCATCGGGTAGCAGCTGCCCCATAACTAGGCTGGCATCTCGGCGGCTAGGGGATACGTCAAAGGCAAATACTGTAAGTGGCCCCGGGGACATTTTAAGGCTGTTATCACTGGTTGCCTCGATCGATCCATAAGGCCAAGGTGACTGCAGGCTATCGATCCATTGGCAAAGGGTTTCAGTTCTAAATTGCTCAACGCTTTGCGTGTTAAGGGCTTCCTCGATCGACTCCATAGTGATCGTATGGCCTAGGGCTGGGTTAGCCGCTATCCAGCCTTGGCGGTCGGTTATTTTGGCAAACTGTGGCGCGCTGTACTCGTAAAAGCCAAACGTTTTAGATGGGTTGGATAGGGCGCGTTCACGCAGCGAATTAAGCACCGTACTAAAGGCATCGCCTGAGTTACTGCACATTAGGGTTTGGGCATTAGCTCGGGCGCGTGTAGTCGGTAGCGCAGCTGCGTAACCTTCCTCGGTAATCTCACGAACTTCATCTATGAATAGCAGATCAGCTGTACGGCCACGCGATCCGTCACGGGTAGCAGCTACAACATCTAGCCGTGAGCCGTTTAGCAGCTCGATTGACTCAGTACCGTTTGCGTAGCGGATCGCCTTAACTAGGGCTTTAAGTTCCGGGCATCCTTCGATCGCATAGGCCACTTCTCTAAAAGTGCTAAGTGCCATGCCTCGATTAGAGGACATAATAAGTATTTTCTTTTCATCAAATAGAAACATGCCAGCCAAGATACGCATACGGGCAAGGTGGGTTTTGCCGTTCTGTCGGGCGCATAAAACTAGGTTTGTTTTGCGAACGAACTGGCCAGCTGCATCTATTCGCAACATATCCTCAAGTACGAACCGTTGCCAGGGTAATAACGGGTAGCCGATTTTGTCGGCAAGATCAGAAACCTCATCGATGCGAGATTTCCCTTTAAGTAATGGGCTGTGCAGCCGTGGCTTCACTAGCCCCCGGCGCAGCGGTTTAACTTTGGTACTCATCCTGTTTGGCCTTGGGCTGGTTGGCCGAAACACGGGCCTGTTTGAACCGATACCTGAGTGATCGGGGAGGTATTTCCAGAAAAGGCAGGGGGGGTAGAGGCTCTGGCTAAAAAAGAGCCCTGTGAACGGTCACCTTTGGCTACGTTGCACCGCTTACAAGCTGCGACCATATTATCCATGTCCATAGGATCACCCATCTTAGCGATAGGCACAACATGATCTACCTGGTTAGCATCGCCACCGCAGTAATAGCATACGTAGTTATCTCGATGCAGTACCCGTACCCGTATTGCCCGGTACTTACCTGATAGCCGTGGGTCACCGCGCTTAGCCATTAGTAGTGCCCAGTCTTTAGATGGAACGCTAACGCCTTGCATGGTGTGCCATAACGTTTAGCAATATAGATAAGGCCTGCATCTATTTGCTTATAAGGGTCTTTAGTCTTTAGCTTTAACAGCTGTGGAATACCAAATGCAGATGATCGCTTGTTATCAGCTAATGGATTCCATCGTGACTCTAAATGCCAAAGCTGCTCTAAGCATAGGTATTGCCTACTGTTAGTTAGTTTGATATGAGAATATAATTTATATTTTTCTTTCTCTATATCATTATTATTAATAGCATAAGCATTATTGATAGATGCTATTACCAGACTAGATTGTATCATGCCCCACCAAATCCATTTGAATTTACGCGGTGTCTTGGGCGTGTCGCTATGCATATATCTCGACCTTTGTAATTGCATCCCTGAACTCTGGACATGAATAGCACAAGGTACTTTTCTTATGATTGCAGCTAGGGCAGGCAAGTACCAGGTTAATCGGGGCATCTGATCCACCTCTTACCTTAGGTTGAATATGATCTATTTGAGCCTGTTCATAAGTCATTACAGAATTACAATAATGACATATAAGGCCATCACGTTCTACCAGTAGCTTCTTATATTTGCCATAACGCCTTGGCCATTTGTGTGAATTCTTGCTTGATTTCCTTCTACCTGGATAATCACGTCTTTTAACACTTATGCCGTTATCAGTACCCCATTGATATATCCAGGCCCGGGGAATTTGTAGCTGCTCAGATAACCATGTAGCACCTTTGTAAGCGTTATCCATTATGAATTGGACTTCACTTTCAGTAAATTTACACTTTCTCGGCATCGCACTCATGCTTTAACTCAGGATCGAAAGTACAGAAATAGCAACCTGCGTTTTGTCCACAGGTTTTGCACAAGTATTTAAACTGAATACTGTCACAGCATGAGTTATACACACCGTTATCCAGAATTGTGTAAAACTTTAATTGTGTTTGTTTACTCATTTATCCTTACCCCATCCAGTTCCCTTAAATATGATCGATGGCGCGCTAAACACGCGCATCATTGGGTAGCTGCAGCACAATGGGCTGCTATCGCCGTGTGTGTTTACCGGGTGATTCATCTCCAATTCTGCGCCGCATTGATCGCAGCGATACAAGTAACTAGGCATGTTGCACCGAATTAGGCATCACTGTGTAGGCAGCCTCGCATATCTCGCACTTAATGATAATGATCGGCACTACGCCATTAACCAAGTGAACTACCATCTCAGGCTGATCTGGGTCGCAGTTGCAGCGTATCTCTAGCTTGTTAGTCTTTGTCATGGAAATCCTTATCTCTAGCGCGTTCCGTATCTAACAGCATCTCTATACCCATAACGCCACAGCCTAAGCATTGAACGCAAACTACGTTAGGCGGCAGGTTTATGAATTCATCTACGATTTTGTGAGTCTGCATGCCGCTGCCGATCTTGGCGCAAACACGGCAGTTAATCCTGAGTAGTGCCATAGATCGACTTCCTTAATGTATCCATCTCGAATAACTCACGCTGAGATATCCAGAAATTGCCATCGGCAGGGTTGTAATACTTGGCTTTCTTAGCCCATAGGATCGGCATCCAGCCAATGATCTGATATACAGGTGACTTATTTACTACAAGGATCGCAACATCGTTTAATCGTGGATAATCCTTATGGATGATTAAATGCCCATTTATGTACTTAGTCCACTTAACTTCAAACCCTAAATTGCCTAAAGTTATATCGGCTTCATCGTGAAACGTGTTTACGGTAGGTATAAAGTTACGGATACCCATGTACTGCGCGACTGCAATTTCTGCGCCAGCAGCTTCACTATGCTCAGCTACGAACTCATGAAAATTGATCTTAGTGTTATAGCGGCCAGCATGGTCGGGCGTATTAGCCTTCTCGCCTGTACTACGGGCAAACCCACTAGCTGCTGCCTGTAACTCCTGCGATCGATCTAAGATTACCTGAACTATCTGCGCCATCTCAGTTATAGCCATATTGGTTTGCATTGTTCGCTGCGTGACTTACTGCTACAGGTATAACCCCGGTATTTTTGTCCAGTCTTAGGGCTAACGCCTTCCTTGTAAACCATACGACCGTGTGAGCAGATAGGCGCAGCATCTACGATCTCGCCGCCTAATTGCGCTT